ATCTAATGAAAGACCTAATGGATCAAACATAGCATTTCCATATTCAATAGTATTTACCATTGTAATAAGCCAATTTTGCTGAATTTTAACAGAATCTCGCTTTCTTTTGTCTTCCATTGCACTTTCATATTCATCTTCAATTTCTTCATATGCTGAATCCATACTGTAACGAGTATTGTCTTTAATATATCCTTTTTCTTGCCATTGTTCGATACATTTCAACATATGACGTTTTTTCTTGCGCTTTTCACGGTCACTCATATTTTGTGTAGGTGGTGCTGCATCAAAAATAGATGTTTCGTCTATTTTTTTAAAACCATCCCAAGTTTTATTATTTCCAATCGAACTCATAGTATTTTCACCTAATTTAGAATCATTTAAATCGAAATTTACTTTTAATGGTGGACCTTCATCAATTTTAAAATCATTTTGTATATTTACTTTCTTAGGTTCGAAATTTTCTGATGTTAAATTTATTGTAGAAAGATCATTTAATTCATTTTCTAGTGAATTTAAATCTTCTAAACCTACATTTGCAGTAGTACTACTTTTATTTTTATCATTCATTAATAATTCAATTCCTTCTCCAAAACTACTACTTTTTGGTTCAGATTGGGTTGGTGGTCCAATATTGATTTTAATTGGTTCTAAATCCGTAATATCTATTGCTTCCATAATATATTTAATAAAATTTATATTTAAGTTATACGCGAATTATATTATATTTCTGTTTAATGTACATTAATCCTTGTAAAAAAGCATCAGCTAAATCATCTTTTTTAGAACTTTCCATTATATGTTTCCAACTGGGGAAATGTTTTTCTAAAATATTATTTGTATAAAAAATAGCATCTTTTTTATGTTGTTTATATTGTGAAGTTATGTTCTCATAATTTGTTTCCAATCCTTTCAATTTATTTTTTGATGATATAAACTGTATTTGAATATTTTCATTAATCATAATAAAAAATTGTGCTAACATACCTTGTATCGTTTTCATTCGTGTTGCAATAGGTGATATTTGGTTCTCGATTAAAACTAAATCAATATCTTGAAAACTAGGAATATTCATTTTTTGTTTCATATTTTTTCCAATGGATATAAGATCCATTTCTGATGCAGTTTTTTTATTTATTTTTATTTTTTGAAGCAGATTTTTATTAATATATTCATTAGTTTCTTTTACTAAAGAATCTTTATTTTGGTCTTTATTTATTTTGAAATTGTATTTATCAATGAATTCAATTAATTCATTCTTTTTCATCTTATTTATTTTTGATGATGAGAACCTTGAATCATTTATCAAAATATCAGAAGATTTAGCATGTTTTTCACAATAATAATTATTTAAAAAATATTTTGCTTTTGATTTACATGATTTTTTATTTTTTTGTATTACAGTACAAGTGTGAGAAACAGTTTCATCCATTAAATTTATTACAGACCAATCAATAATAGATATATTACTAGAATCTATTTCTAAAATACAATATGCCATATTTTTGATACCTACATCAAAACTTAAAATTTTCATTAATATAAATGTGTTGTAAATTTATATTAATTTTTTATTATTGTATTTAACAATACCAATTGCATTTTTTACTAAATATTGTCTATATTGAAAATTTGTTTTAATATTTGCTTCATTAAGTAATTGAAAGTTTTTAGCTTGATCTGGATTAGTATATTGTGTTTCTTTTTCTATTTTATCACTAGGTGTAAATGAGGCATATGGTTTTTCGATATTCATATATACTATGTAAATTAATTATTCTTTAACAATTCTAATAATTCAGCTTTTTTTAGTTTACTTGGTTGTGTTGATAGACCTTTTGTTATTACTAATTGTTTCAATTCTCCTACAGACATTTTTTTATATAGTTCTTCACTTGATATTGTAGGTACATCAATTTTTTCTATTGTATCTATTTCTTCTATTTCTTCTATTTGTCCTTCATCACTTTCCTCTTCCTCTTCCTCTTTTTCTTCTTCTTCTGCTTCATCATCTGTAACTTCAACTTCTTCATATTCATCTTCACTCTCTTCTTCTACATTTTCTGTATCAAATTCTTCAAATTTCTTTACTTTTAAAAATTCATTATCAATATCTACATCGACCATTTTACTTGGTGGTATACTAGGTGTAACATTAGAAACATTATTTGTTATTTGGGCTGCTAAATTTTGCGATATTTCAAATAATGTATCGCATTTTTTTTCAATACTAGATAATCTACTCTTAAAATGATAAAAAAGTAATAGAATCAATACAAATGTTGTTGCTAAAGAGAAAAACAAAAAGGATTCAAAAATACTAAAAGATGTCATTTTAATATTATTAAATATTTAAATAGGTGAGAGTGAACGAAAACAATCTTATATACTATATATATATATACATGGAAAACAACGATCAAAAAACAGATACTGAAACAAATCCATTGGTAAATTCATCAATTGCAAGTACACCTCAAAATATTATTATAGTAATATTATCAATATTATTAATTTTTTCCTTTTTAGGTATAAATATACTTGATATTTTGAGCAATATTATAAAATTAATAATTAAAATATTTAGCCCTTTAGTAACTGAATTATTATCTATTTTAGGATACACAAGTGGTTCTATAATTAATAAAACTGCTGATGTTGCTGCTGATGTTGGGAAGGGAGCTATTGATATTGGAGAAGGTGCCGTACAAGGTGTAGGAGATTTATTAATTAAAGCCAGTCGTAAAGGTGTTGATAGTGAAGCAGCAAATCAATTAGATAGTGTATTAAGTATTGATGATAAAAATGCAAATAATTTAGTTGATGATCCAGAAGATCCTATACAAAAACCTATTTCATCTAGTAAGGCAGGCTGGTGTTTAGTTGGAGAATTTGATAACAGACGTAGTTGTATTCAAGTAAATGAATATGATAAATGTATGTCGGGTCAAATTTTTCCAAATAGAGAACAATGTCTTAAAATAAGATAAAAAAAATATTTAACAAATATATAATGTCTTTCCGTTCTTGTTGTGTAAAAGCATTAAAACAGATTATTGAAATAATCGATAATTCTAATGTTAGTTTAAGTGATGTAGTAGATGATGTTGTTGATGATGTAAATGAAACCATCGAACAAAAAAAGGAAAAGCTAAAAATTATTGTTGATGAAGTTAAAAAGCAAGTAGAAGAAGCTAAAAGCGAATTGGCAAATAAAGTTGCTGAAGCTAAAGTAAAAGTAGATGATGCCAAGCAACATATTGAAAATAAAGTTACTGAAGCTAAATTAAATGTTGAAGAAGTTAAAAAGAATATACAAGAACATATTGATGTCAAAGTAACTGAAGCTAAAGAACAAGTTGAAGTAAAAATAGCCGAAGCAAAAACAAAAGTAAATGAAGTAAGAGAACATATTGAAGATGCAAAAGAAGAACTTCAAGAAGAAGTTGTAAATAAATTAAAAGAAGAGGTTATTGTTGCAGTAGAAAATATAAATCTTACTGATGAAAGTAAAGTATAATTTAATATTTATAAATATTGTAAATATTAAATAACATTAAAAGTTCCAGCCATTGAATTATGATTAGTACAATACCAATTGATTGTATTAGGAGTAGTAAATGATGAATTAAAACTTAGAGTAAATGTTTGAGTACCATTTATACCATTACTAAATGAACCATCACCTGTTATTGTAATATTACTTGATGATGCTGAACCAACTCCAACGTCACTTATATAAAATGGATGACTTGATGATGTATTATTTAATTTTGCAAAAGTATAAGTCAAATCTGAATCTAGAGTTATTGTTGTTGTAGGTGAAGTTCCGTTAGCATTATCATAAAATAAAAAATATGGAGTACTAAATTGTCCGGAACTTACATACCATGTTGTTGGAGTTGTTTGTGTTGAACTATCACTTGTACTAGTATCATTAGATGTCTCATTAATATCATTCACATTAATAGTGAAGCTTTGTAATATAGTATTGATTCCGTCGTTAGAAGATACACTAATAGTATACAATGTTTGTGTTTCATAATCAAGTGTTGCATTAGTTATTAGCTGGTTTCCTGATATTGTAAATGGAACACCTGATGTATTGAGAGTATATGTAAATGTATTGTTATTATCAGGGTCATTAGTAGTAAATGTACCAACTACAGTTCCAATGGCTATATTTTCATTAATTGTATTATTAGAAAGCTGTATATCAGTAGAACCTTCATTCACGTCATTCACATTAATAGTGAAGCTTCTTGTTATATTATTAGAATCATCGTTAGAAGACACACTAATAGTATACAATGTTTGTGTTTCATAATCAAGAGTTGCATTAGTTAGAAGTTGGTTTCCTGATATTGTAAATGGAACACCTGATGTATTCAGAGTATATGTAAATGTATTGTTATTATCAGGATCATCTGTAGTAAAGACACCGACAATAGTTCCAACAGCTACGTTTTCGTTAATTGCGTTATTAGAAAGCTGTATATCACTTGAAATTTCATTAATATTATTCACATTAATAGTAAAGCTTCTTGTTATATTATTAGAACCATCGTTAGAAGATACACTAATAGTATACAATGTTTGTGTTTCATAATCAAGAGTTGCATTAGTTAGAAGTTGGTTTCCTGATATTGTAAATGGAACGCCTGATGTATTGAGAGTATATGTAAAAGTATTGTTATTATCAGGGTCATCTGTAGTAAATGTACCAATAAGAGAACCAATAGAAGCATCTTCATTGATTGTATTATTGGAAAGCTGTATATTTGTTGAAATTTGATTCACGTTAGTATCACCTGATGTATTTTCAGTAGTATCACCTG